AGAGTCTATTAAATCAGTTAGTTTAGTATTCACCATGGCAGTAATATATAGACTTCATACGTATATACCAAATTATTCTTGAATCCAAGATTCTGGAATATTCTTATCTGCGTACTTAAATCCATATTTATCACACCAAGAAGCGTAAGTAGTTTTAGAAGCTTTACTAATTTTAGCTTTAGAGTTTTGAAACAAAAACCTAATATCTAATTCAGGATGCTGCTCTTTAATTAACAAATGTTTCTTTCTGTCATCTGCTAAAAACCTTCCTTTAGTTTCTACAAATATGCCATTAGGTAATCTGAAGTCAGGTTTATATTTATGATTTGATTCTGGAATAACATACTGAATAACGTTTTTCTCATATTCACCGTCAATTCCTTTTTCCTGAAGTTCCTCGTTTATTCGCAATTCTAGACCACTACGGAATCCATACTTTGCAGCGACTGCTTTTTTTGAAAATTTAGCTCTTGCCATAACCTATTTAATATAATTATCATACTTTATGTATTTTAACTATCATAGAAGCTGGCACTCTTCCTTTATATGCAAATTGTGAAGTGTTTCTAATAGATTGAATAGCAGATGTATTGTCTATCTTTCCTCCATGTTGCAAGGCTGCTAACAACTGCACCATACCCATATTTGATTGAAAGTCATCATCAGCGGCTACTTTATCAGCAGGTAAATTATGTACTTCAATAACAATTGGTTTAGTTTTTATTTTATTCTGCTTATACATATTAGCAGCATTTTTTGCATAATATTCGGCTCGATTAAAATCAATTGACCAATACGTTTTATCTGCAGAGTCTGGTCCATAGTAATTTGTCCATTTAAGTAACTCTTGTGTTGCTTTATTAGGAGGTAATATACCTAAACGTTTAATAGACTCTAAATCTTTTTCTGTAGTACCGTGAAATGCTTTTGGTATTGTATCAGTAAAAGATGCATTATAATTTAAAAAGTCAGTTAACTTACCAGATCCAATATTATTTTTAACATCACTCATTGGAATTGAAACTGTCCAATTAGAATCGACTAGTTTTAATTTCATAACGTCTTTAACAGCTTGCTGAAACTTTAAAATGTCCCTAAAACTGCTCCAATCATCATAGTCTTGAATAGAAATAGTTTTTTTATTAGGATCAATTGCCAATGGAATTTGTTTACTCATTGTCATCATCATAGATGAATTCATATCATCAGGCACAATAGCACTTACATTTCCATCGGACCAAAGCAACGTATATTTTTTTGTCTGATCTATTTTATCTAAATTTTTTACACTACGTAATTCGGCTAGTATATTCTGTAATTTAATCATATGTCAAATCTAACTATAATATTTGTATCAACATTATCACGTTTTTTAATTGGGCTAGACAATTTACCAACTGCTAACAACTGACCTTTTTCATCATATAATCCAACTGTTGTAATATAAGGGCCAAATGTATCATTTTGTAATACCCAATCTTTAGGTATTTCTCCATTAGGATCGTTATTTTTACGTATGGTAGGATTCATGGTAAAGTTATACTCGTCTTCAGATAATTTACACACATACTCATGCTCATATAACGTTTGAGTTGCGTTATAAGTAAAGTAAAAACTATCAAACATTGAAGAACGAGCTTGATTGCTAGAATTCTCTTGATCAGTTAGTTTGTCTCCAAAAAAGTAATTGCCTTGATCAGTGCCCTGCTTTAATTGATTATAATACGCTCTAGGATCTGATACTACAACCATACCGTGTTGATAAAATACATTTCCAATTACAGGAGTGTTTAGTAATGATTTAGTATCATACAACGTTTGAATTTCTGTATCCGTTAATGCTTTATTAAAAATAAATATTTCGTCTAATTCTCCAATAAATGCATCTGAATCTCTATATCCATCTAAGGTTGTAGTGTTTATATTTCTGTTACCAAACATTATATCATTGGTATTTCCAATATAATCGAGTCCGGCAATTGATTTTGATTCGACTATACCAGCATCAATATATAATGATATATTAGACCCTGACTTTGTAAATGTTAAATGTTTAGGAGTATTATCGTTTAATGTAGTTGATATCTGAACTAAACGTGAGCCATCTGAAGTTCTAGCAACTAACGCAGTTTGATTAGATGCATTTGTTTTAACGATAATATCTACAGGAAATTGTGGGCTATATTTATTTACAACTTTATTAGGATTGAGTTCATTAGCTTTAACGTCACGTTTTGATAATAAACAACGATATACATCGTCTGCAGGTAAATCATTTTTAAACCAAAATGAAAATGTAAAATCTGACCCAGATCCAAATTGAAACTCTGGTATATGCGTTAATCGTAAATAGCTTCCAGATCCTAGCAATTTAATTGAATTACCTATTGACGTTCTGTCAGTAATAAAACTGGAAGTAACGTAATACTTATTAGCAGTAATGTTTGTTGGATATGCAGGATGAGTTTCAAATTCAACACTTCTAGACGTTTCAGTTAACCATGCGCTTGTATAAGTTAAATCATTAAATCCTAAATAAAATATTTCATTTGAAATTTTTGCAGGTAAACTTTCGTCAATTAAATTTCCATATCCATCGTCATATAAACTAAATGAGACTGGACTAGTATAATAAGTTGCATCTCCTAATGAACCTGTATATGTAAAACGAACTGAATTTGCTTTAATTCTTTCTCCAAACTTTTTTTGTGGAATACTAATAACAAATGCGTTGTCATATAACGCTTTCTCAATCATTACAGGATCTGAATATCCAAACGTTTCATATGGCTTACCTGAACGTTTATAATATAAATGATCTATGCTATAATAAATTTCAGATGCGCTTTTTGATACGTAATGATTAATAAGAGCTGACGCACTTTCTATATTTTGTCGGCATTGCAATGTAACTTTATTTCCAAAATATAATCTAGGATTAGGTTTAACAGCTGTCAATCTACCCAAACCTTCAGAGTCTAAACTAGAAGTAGAAGTAAATTGATACGATTTGTAAACCTTAAAAGGAGTTACATTTCTATCTCGAGAATCGATACGTTTAAATACACCAGGCTTCATAATAGTAGATAGGCTCTTTAATATAAATATCAAAGAGCCTATTAATTGGTATTTTTAATAATTAGAAGTCTAACTTAACTTTAATCAACGCTTCCTTTTCAAACGATTTTTGTATTGCCTGAGACATTTTAGCAACAGCTAACAATTCTTGACGATCATTATACATACCTACGGTAGTAATATAAGTTTTAGGATCGCCTACAAATGTTGGCTGCTTAAATTCTCCTAATGATCCGGTAGTAAATGTTGGGTTATTTGAAAAATTATATTCGCCATTTTTAATTCTTACAAAATAGTGAGTTGAAGTAATCGTTTCTGCATTACGAGCATTAAACGCTTCAAATCCTTCATTGGTTGAATAATTGGTACGAGCCGTTACATATGCACCTGATATGGCAGTAAATAACTTAAATGCATTGTCGCCGGCAATATCTGATCCAGTTACAGAATTAAATGAAGCTGATGTATTAAGCACGTTTCCATCTAATACAATAATTCCTAAATCAGGATATACTAAACCATAATATACAGGCGCAGCTGAATTAAAAATTCCTCCGGCAATAGATCCTGATACAACGTTATAAACTGCACCTGAATTTCCTTTTAAAGATTCTTGAGCATCGCCAGAATCGTCAATTAAAGTAATTAATCCCGCTTGGGAACCAACGCCTTGAGCGACTCTAACGTTAGATCCAGTATGTGCATTATTCGCAAAAAACGATCCTGATAATCTAGCTAAAGACAATTGCCAATTGCCCGGATCTAATTTTTCTTTTAATGCACTTCTGTTAAAGTTAATTACATAAATTTGATCTGAACTTCTATTAGCTCCATTTGAATCAAAAGTGAATGTAGTATCTCCAGGCTCTAACAATAAAAGTCGATACTGAGAATATACAGCTCTTGTAGGGGAATCGTTATTAGTCCCGTCCGCATCAGATCCTGAACCTAATCTGTGGCCATATGACACTGAAAAATACGGAGTCGTGCCATCATTACATTCATAGTAATATTGTTTTTGTGTATCTGTATTTGATCCTGTGAAAATAAGCGACATTGAAGCTTCTCCGCTGAATATACCACGAGTTACTATTGATTTTTGATTTTCAATAATATCTGAAGATAAATCAAATCGAGTGAAAACTCGTCCGCTATTTCTTACTAATTGAGCTTGTGCTGCCTGAGCACGTACAATTCCGTTGGCTATTGCCTGGGCTCTTTCTTCAACTAATCTATCAATTTGTTCTTGTGTAAGAGGTCTTGAAGCAGCTGCCGCTTCTACTAACTGACCAGCAGTAGCTTGAGATACTGGACGAGCAACTGGCCGTCCCGTCGTACTCGTTTGAGCGGCCGTTGCAGCAGCTATTTGATTTGCTAATGGTCTTGCTGTCGTATTTAATTGAGCTGCAGCGTTAGCCACTGCCGGGCTAATAGTTCTAGGAGATTGTCCTATTGTTGTTGTGGTAATTGTTCTAGCCATTTTCTTTTTTGTTTAAATATTATCTTGCAGCGTTAGATAAAGGTACATTTAATGCAGTTGCAAGTTCAACTTTTCTAACCGTTAAGCTAATAGTTGCTCTTCCTCCAGTCTCATTACCAATGATTGTAATAGTAGCCGTTTTAGTTTTAACTAGTTGCTGTTTCGCAACTACATTAAAAGTAAATCCTGTATATGCAACGCTTTGAGCTGCATCAGCGTCTCCAATAAATTGAGGCACTGTAGCGGTAACGGCACGTGACGGAGCGGACAATACTTGAATATCTGCTACGTCCGAATCACTTATAATTAATGTATAACCTAATGTGCTATTACCTCCAGTAAAGTTAACCGTGGTTGGCTCAATTGGAGCTTTTTGACCTGGACTAGTTAATGTAATAGAAGTTTGTGCAACTTGAATTACTGGTATACGACTAGTTTTCTTAGGCAAAGTGACTAATTTATATTTTAGCATTTGAGACTCATCCGGACTAGCTTCTACTAATGGCATATTTTCAATAATAATTCCATAGTAATTAGAACCTAGCGGGTGTGCTGGATTCCATAAATCGTAATCAACTTCGTCATCTGCTAATGCAAATTGAGTAATTTTAAACTCGCTACGACCTTTTGCTAACAACTCTCTTCCTTTTTTAGTTAGGATAGCATCTACCGTAATTGAGCTATTATCTAAATATCCCATATTAATTCTGTTTTAATTTATTAATAAATATGTATTTGTAAAATTTTATATTGATCTTTTACCTGGCCCATTAATTAAACTATCAATAGTCGTAGCTTGATTTTTAGAAAATACAATTTTCTTTTTATTTACTTTCGTTACTTTTACAACAGGTCCGCCATCGACAGTATTTGTAGTATTTATGTTTATACCTGGCCCAGTTAATCTAGAACCGTTATATTTCATATTTTCTTGACCTAACGCATTATAGTCTTGTATATATGCTAATTTATAACTAGAAGAGTATGAAGCGCCTATACTAGCAGAATATGGGGTGCTATAAAAATATTCTTTAATTAATGCTTTACTAGATCTTCTAGGATTGTCAATAAACAATCCGATTGGAGTATATGAGTCTTTATAGTTTATCCATACATTACCAATCAATCGTTTTGATGGCCATTCATAAAAAGTGCCTCTACTTTCAGTACCTGATACTATTCTAAATCCTGTATTACTAGAAGATATCCAAAGTTTAGATCTATAAGTTTTTGCATCTTTAAATAAATCTAAGAAATTATACGTTTCTGCAATAACTGTACTGTCTATAGATTTATATTCTGATGTAATTTTATTATCGTATGTATAATCAATATTTCCGTCTAATCCGCGATCTATAATAGGAACTATATTAGGTAACATATTAATTGGCTCTAATGGATCAATTAAACTCTTACTTAAAAAATCTCCGCCTGGAGTAGGCAACATATTATAAGAGGTATTGATTAAGTGATATTCTGATTCAAAAGATCCAGTTGCGACATATATAGTGCCCTCATTATTAGAATATTCACTCGTTAATACCGTTTCATATTCAATAATTGAATCATAATCAGGTTTAGTTCCAGTTAATACAGGATTAGGGTCATCAATTAAAGCATCGTAATCAGGTTTAGTTCCAGATAATACTGGATTTGGATCATCAATTAAAGCATTACGAGTTAAATCTTCTACTGTTGGACGATTAGTACGAATGCGGCTACGTTCTAATACATTAGGTTCAATTAATAAGCCAGTTATTGGATTAGTTCTTTCTGGTAATAATCGTTTAATATATTTGAATACGGTAAAGTCATATATTTCTAAAGCTCTAAAAAACGCTTCAAAGTCATTTTTGTTTTCGTACTTTTTCCAATATCCTTTAGAAAAATTAACTAAATCTGTATATTTTTCTTCGTATAAATCTCCTGGATCGCCTATATAATCATCTATTTCAAAATAGCCTAGCTGATTGAATATATCCTCATTGATTGAGTTTTGAGGCGAAAAATAAATTCCAACTCGATTTGAGTCTAATGAATATTTATCAAAACTAGATTTTTCAACTCTTCGTTGACTACTTAATGTGGCATTAGGATCTAAACTAGAAGACTCAATACGAACTTTATCTGCGTATAAACTATTACCAGCTAATGAAGGAGATGGCGTATAATATGTTTCTTCAAATCCTTCAAATGTAATTGACCCTGAATTATCATACCCATTAAAATATAATACAGATGATGTATTTACTAATTGATTAGGATGTATTGACTTTTGATAAAATGATCCTGAATATATTGTTTTTGAAGATATACTAAATCTCTGTAATAAATGATAATATGGATCTAAAGCTTCATTTCCTGCAATTAATTTTAATCTATCTACATTAAATGTATATGTGTTAGGAGAATGTGCATGCTCCTCAATGCTAGCATTATTTAATGACCCTGACCATAAACGTATTTCTTGATAATGACCATACCACTTATTTGCTGCAGATGTAGTATTTTGACTAAACGTTAAATCTTCTGATAACGGTATTTTATGCCTAGTAGCGACTGACATCGACACACTTGAAGAATAGTGATAAATCGTTTTACCGTATAACGATTTTACAACACGTAAATCATATGTGTCAAATCCAACCGATCCTGAGTATGAAACGACTATATTATGCCAGTCATGATCAAATACATTTACGTTTGATATACTTGCTGATTTTGCAGTACCTGTATTGTCATAAATTACGAATTTAACTGTTGCATCGTTATTATCTACAGATTCTCTATTTACAACAACTGCTGAATTATAATGACCGTAAGATCCTGTATTGTTATTAGTTGATGAAAATACTAAATAATCTACATTAGGAGTATATGTATAATTGTTGTCTGATTTAAATCTAAATTGTACTGTAGAAGCAGTTACATTTGAGCCATATCCATTATTGTAACTAGAAGATGCTATTTTTAGCGATCCGCTAGATAGCCAGGAATAATGAAATACATCATGTATATATTGTGGATAATGACTACCATCAGTAAATGTTGACGGCCCGCCATATTCTTTAATCGTTAAAATTGTCGTAGGAATTCCATAACTAGCTAATAATGCCTTTATCGATCTTGCAGATCCTTTAGATTTTAAAATATATGGAAGATTGTTAACTAATCTCCTCCATAATTCTTTTGTAGTTGTTTCTGTAGATTGAGTTAAATCTGCACTTCCTGATGCATCTGTGCCTAAAGAATATTTCCATAAATCATGTGCGGATCTTCCATTTAACAATTCAAATCCGTGAGACTTAGCAACATGGTATAATAAATCTGACGACATTCCATCTTTAGGATGCTCTTCACGCGAATTAATTGACGTTAAATGTTTAATATACGACCATAAAATATCAAAATGCTGTCCTAACATGTATACAAACGTTGAAAATTCTTCATTATTTTCATCGTCTAATATATGCTGCGGCACTGTATTTAATAACGAATGTATATTGTCTTTATCGTATATAGCAGCGTCATCTAATAAATCATAATAATATGTTAGACCGGCTGCAGAATCTGTTGATACATTTTTATAAAAATAATCATATGTATCATCACCTTGCCCAGTTACTGCTTGTTTTGGCCATGGCTGAACATCATAGCTAGAGGTTAAGTGGGTATATATTCTAGATCCAGTTGATTCAAAAAATAAATACTTTTCAAATCCGTCAAACCCACTTACAATTGCATTTCGTTTTCTATACGTATCTTCTAAATTAATTAAAGCTTCTGAGCCGCTCGTATCTAATAACGTTTGAACTGTATCTGTATACGATTCAATTAATTGAAGTTTGTAATAGAAGTTTTTAATCCTTTCAGCAGCGTTACTAAAATGTACAAAGTTTTCAAAGTCATTATAATTGACATTAATATCTACTCCTGATAAACTGCCAGAGAAAT